CATTCTGCTCAATTTACGAGGGGTACAAAATTGCTAAAAAGATATGTGCATAGACAAGCCAATTCAGCAGGAGGTGTTTCTTATTACTTGAATTTTGTAAATAAAAATAGTACACCAATAAAATATGCTACATTTGTTGTAGTTCCTTTTAATGGTGTTGGTGACATAGTTCAATGTTCAATAAGAAGTAATAGTGAATTCAATGGACAGGTAACAGGCCCAATTAATAAAAACGCCTCAAATTATGGTCAAAATTACTGGGACTGTGCATGGTACAATTCAACAATAAAGTCAATGAAAGTAGTAGGTGCAGAAATTGAATTAATGGACGGTTCAATTTACCGAGTAGAAGAAAATTTAATCGGTTGCATTTTACAAAAAAAATAAGACCCAATTATAAACAAGTTATCAGGATAAAGTAGAAAAGCCCCCTTTGCTGGGGGCTTTTGCTTTGAAATAGTAGTTTCTTCAACTGGTTAAAGAAAGGTTGCTGTAGGGGCTTATTTTGGCCTTATTTGCTTAAATCTTTTCAATTTCCGCCCCCAGTTTCTTTTTAAAAATTTGTTTTAGTTTATTGAAAACAGAACTTTGACTAATAACAGCCATGTTTTTCATTATTGACATAACCTCATAACCACACATAACAAGCATTGCAATTTTTGTAATAGTGTAACCCTCAATTATAATATTACAAAAGAAATATTCAATAAGACCAAATATTAAAGTTAACCCCATATATAAAAATGCTTTTTCAAATATCTTAAATACTTTGTCCCAGTCAATATTTTGATAGAAAAAAACGAATTTTTCCCAGAATTTCAGTTTCAATTTTTGTTCCCTAATTTTCTTTTTATAGCTTGCCCAAATACCTAAAATTAAGTCCGTTATTATTAATAATAATAGAAATACAATAACCAGTTTGTATTGTGAAATTATAGCCATTAGTATTATAGCAAATTGTGCAAAAACGTTTGTTTTCAGTGAGACAATAAAGGAAAGTAAATTAGTAAAGTAGTATTTCATAGTATTAAATGTTTTTCCCTAAATAAATTCCGCAAAAAGTATTTGTTTTCTGGGGTGTGGTTGTATCTGTATTCTGTGTGTATTCATAGAATTTGGGGTACAATGTATAATTCATTTTCAAGTGTTCTTCTAACCTTTCGCTGTAAAATTGTGCAGTGCTTTTAATAGAATTTCGCAAATAGTTCATTTCGCTTAGGTCTGAAGGCTGTGAAAACTCGCTGCTTTTCTTTGCTATAGCAATGTTTGTAATTTTGTAGTTGCAGAAAGGTAACAATTCATAAAGTGACCAGTGAAGCAGTGTATTTTTTAAATAGTTGTTTATAAGCAAAATGTAAGTATCACTTATTGAAGTTCCTGAATTAATATAGTCTGAAATTTGGCTTTGAATGTCATTATATAAAGTCGTTCCCAAAATTGGTAACAAGTGTTTTTCCTGTGCCATAACAATATATGGGTCAATAAATTCATCTTGTAAAGTAGCAGCTATTGGGCTGTTTAGCTTTATATAATTGACATCAATTATTCCGTAAAAGTCTGTGTACATAGCTAATTATATTAAATTGTTTTTCTTGTTCTGGTCTTCAGTGTCTGCTGTGGTTGCAGCTGCTGAAGGTTGTGCTGTATTGTTTGAAGTATACAGCTTTGAAAGTGTTGCAAAGCGTTCTTCATCAATGTATTTATTGAAAATAATGGGGTCATAAATTCCATTGAAAGAAGCTAAGTAATTCAAGTCTTTTTCAATGAAACTTTGAAGCTGGTTTATAACTGTAGTTTGCAACCTGTATTCATTTATTAAAAGTTCATTCCCATTTGAAAAACCTTTGGCGCTGGGAATTCCCAAAATGTCGGGGCTGGGAATTCTCCAACCGCTTAATATTTTTTGGGTTACAAGCTGTATCATTTCCAAATACTGTTTGTCATTGTTATTAGGCTGTATTTCTTTTATTTCTGGTTTGCCTTCAGCATTGGGACTGAATAATAAAATAATTTGCCCCGCATTTTCAGCACCTTCATATTTTTCTTTCAGTGCTGCATAAATTTTTTCCTGTACTTCTTTTTCTGGTTCTTGTGCAAAGCTGAATATAATTGAAGGCTTAAAGCCTGCTTTAATATTGCTTATATGAAACAGCCCTATGTTATATTCAAGTAACAACCAATTAATAACACTGTAATAGCTGGGAATGCTGTAAACATCAGTGTTAGGGAAATATTGTTTGTTAAAATATATTTGTGTTGGAAATTCTTTTGTGCTTAGTTTAGTGTTGAATTCTGGGACAAATATGGGGGTGTGTTTTGTAGGCTTAGACCAGTTTTCAGAATAATAATAGCCTTCTACTTCACCGTCTTTTACAACTGCTTTTCTTAAATTTTGTACTGGAATATGTTTTAAAATTGCTATGTTTTTCCCATTTTTTGCATAGGTAATTTCAATTGCATAGCAGCCAAATACATTTAAGTCATAGGCTAATTTGTATGCAACTTCAATAAGTGTTTCTTCACCAAATTCATTTGAAATAAACGCTTTGTAATTGCTACTTATTTGGCTGGGAATATTAAAACCTTGTCCAGAAATTAAGTCTGTATAACGTTTTGCAGCTGCTGAATGTTCAGGAACACAACTAAGAATATTTACTAAGTGTTGGGGAAAAAGGTTATCAGTACCCCAGTTTACAATGTTCCATCTGTTATTAATTCTTTCTTCGTAAGAAGGTTTAAATATGTTATTCCCAGTTATAAAGCTGTCTGCACCTGCAAATTTTTCAAAGTTTACTTCTTCAGTTTTTGGTTTTCCTACAGGTACTGAAAATGTTTGTTTTCTATTGTTTTCTTGCATAATTTCTTTTATTTATAAATATTTATCTACTTGAATTGTTCAATAATTTATATTTGACCCAAAAAGTATTTTGTATTTCCGCTTGTATTCAAAAAGCCCTGTGAATAAGTATTAGCTGTTTCACCAACAACTTCTAAAATTCCCATTTCAACAACACTTCCAGTTAGTACTATCTGTTGAACATCTGAAGAATAAATTGAATAATTGTACATTCCTACCTGCAAGCTAATTGTACCAGCTGTCAAATTCTGGTATGTGCTGCCAGTTTCAACAACTGAAAATTCATTGTATCTATTTGATAAAGACAAATTGGGGGCTGTGAAATAATAAGGCTGGTTGCTGCTTTGGTTAACCAATTCAAAAACAAAACAGGTTGAATTAGTCATTTCGTTTGCTGTGAAAACAATAGAGTTTTCTGTATTCTTGTTTAATTGAAGCATACTTTTTTCTTATAAATATTTATTTATTGAAATTGTTCAAATGAAGAAGGGGTGCTAAATTGCACCCCCTCACACTAAAATTAATTATATGAAAAAACGAAAAATGTTTAAAATATAAATTATAAACCTAATGTAGTAATAAATGCAGCTGAAACTTCTACAGCTGGTGCTGTACAGTCTTCAGAAAATGTAAATTCTATTTGTTTGGGGTCTGTCATTGCTTTACCGTGCTTAATGCTACCAGTATTTGCCCATGCACCTTTTTCTTTGAAGAATAGATAAAAATTCCCGTCATTTGCTTTGCTTATAACAAAATTCCTGTTCATTGTCAGCAATGCAAATAAATTACGTCCCGTCTGGTCAATGTCATAGATAATACCGTTTACGCTCTGTGACCATTTACCAGTTAAGTTTGTTTTATTGAATTCTCTTTCTTCAGTTGGTTCTATTGTTTCGGGGTTACACTCAAATTTGTAAAATTGGTTGTACCCTGTTGCACCTGTAATAACTCCTGTTCCATCTACAGTAAAAACTGTAGAAGCTGAATAGGTTGCTATATATATGTCAAATGTACCTGCAACCCTGTTAGAAAGTTCTGCACAAGGTATTGCATAGCCTGTATTTAATATTGAACAACTCATAATGTTTTATTTTTTATTGATTAATAAATATAAGGGGGTTTTAAGCCCCCTTGTTTAATTCGTTATTGGTTAGGCTGTAACTTTAATAAATACTGCCTGTGAAGGTGCAGCAATACCAGCGCCCATTTTCCAGTTAGCTTCAATGTGGTTGTAGTGTGCAACTTGGTCATAAATTACATTTACATTACCCATATCTCTTTCATCACCAGTTCCAACACCAATATTATTTTTAGAAACGATTAACATACGTTTGTCGTCTTGAATTCCGATAGTTGGTTTTATAACCAAATTTGGAATATTCCAAACAGGAACGCCATTTCCATTTTGATAGTCTTCTTTTGTATAAGTTGTTTGATATGCTTTAGAAGAACCAATTAAATATTTGCCGTAGTTGTTGTAAGAACACCACAATATTTTTTCTTCGCTTGCTACATCAGCAGGAATTGCAACACCAGCTGTTTCAACTAAATCTACAATATTTGCTGAAGTTGTTGCAGCTGAAGTTGAAACAGTTACAACAGATGCTGACATTGAAGTACCAGTAAGTAAATTAAATATTCCCTGTAAACCTGTGTCAGTGTCACCATTCCAGTAAGCAATGTCAATTGACTTTGACAAAGAAGCTGTAAAAGTTGCTAAAAAGTCTTCTTCAAAAGGAATAACATCTTTTGAATTTTGACTAAGAGGTAAATATTCATCTAAAAATTTATCTTTTAAATCAGTGTCACAAATGCTTTCTTTTACATTCAACTTTACTAAGTTGTAAGTAGCTTGTGACAAAGAAGTAGTTGAAGTGCCACTTAAATTACAACCGCCTGTTTGCAATTTTAAAGTGTGACTGATAACAGGAATTTTAAAAGTGCTACCAGCGCCCTTAATTATTCTTACATTCCCATCTTTGAAGGTTTGTGCATTTCCGATTGCTGCGGAAAATAAATCAAACCCAATTTCTTTTGCGTAGTTTGTTAAACTCGATACATCAAAATTTGCCATAGTAATTTTTTTTATTATTGTTTATTAATTTGTTTTCTTATTTTTTCAACCCATTCATTTTTAGGTTGTTCTTTTTGAAATTTAAATCTGTTTGTTTTTGAAATTGGTTCTGTCATTGGGGTTTTTCCAAATTCTTCAACTTCTTTTTCAAGTTGTTTTTGTTTGTCTTCAACAGCTGACATATTTTGCTCCAATTTTTGAACAAGGTTAGAAATCATTTCTTCAAGTTTTGAAAGCCTGTCTTCAATTGCAGTTATCTTTTCATTTACATTTGGTGCAGTTGGTTCTGCTGGTTCTGCTGGTTTTTGTTCCTGTTCTGGAGCTTGTTCTGGTGCAGCTTCTTCTTTGTCTTCAACTTGTGCTAAGTCTTCAACTTTTGGTGCAGTTTCACCAGTTTCAGGATTAATTACAGTTTGTTCTGTTCTTACTTCTTCAATAAAACCATTGTTAACTACACAGTCAACACCTTCTATTGGAATTACTCCAGAAGGAATAAGCGTTAAAGCTCCTTCATTCATGATAATTTTTATTTCAGCCCCTACAGCAACGCCATCTTCAGACAAACGATAAACCATACCGTTTTCCCCTGCAATGTCCTTAAAAGCGTTCTTTTCAGTCGAAAACAAGCCTTTAATTTTGTCTAATGTCTTTTTGTAATCCATAATTATTTTATTTACTAATAAATATTTATATGTGAAAAGCGTTCAATGTACTGTGTATTAGCTAAATAACAGACCCTTAATTTGGGTATGCTTTATTTCATCTGGGGTTGTTTCATCACTAATTATTTCTTTTACAATGCTGTACAAGTGTTCATCTGACATTTCATTTTGTTCAAATAGGTCTTCATTTATTGAAAATATACCTTCTAATGAAAAACCCCCGTTTTTGTAATGCTGCTTCAGAAAGTCCCATAAAGCTTTGTCTTCAACTTTGAAAGTTCCCCACCAATCATCTTTTTGAATATCTTTAAATCCTAATGCATTTGCCTCACTATCTTTTGGGTCTCTAACAACCCAGCTTTCAAACAAATAAATTTTATTTGATATTTCATAATTTGAGTGCTCCAAATTTGTTTTTGTATTGTTTTTATGCTTAAAATACAATTGTGCAGACTGTCTAACTGTTGAAGGGGAAAATATGCAGTAATAGAAATTTTCGTTTTTGTCCTGCCTTAGAATTTTCTTGTTTGCTCTCATTATTAACCCTGTAATTTCCTGTTTTTCGCTACCTTCTTCACTGAACTTACATTCTGTTTTTTGGCCTTTTGAAAACATCTGAAAATTAACTTCAGTTGCGGGGTTCTGCACAATGCTAATTATGTCTATTGACCCAATTTCTTTTTCAGTTTCATCTTTCAAAATAAATTCAACTGTCTTTAAGTCTTCTTCTTTTTCTTTCATGTATTTCTTTTTTGAATAAATATTATTGTTTGTTTTTTGTTCAATAAAAATGTTTAAAACACGCTCTGCACCTGCACTTTCTGAACATTTGCCTGTGTGCTTGTAATGTCACTTTCTAATACATAAACTTTCTGTGTCATTTGCTGGTTTGCAAATGGTGTAATGTTAGAAGGTGTGCCGCCCCCACTGCTAAACAAAGTCTGGTTGCTGGGTGTGGCTGTTGTTGCAGCTGCATTAATTGAACTATTTGAAACGCTGCCACTGTCACCATTTTCAGGAAACTTTTTTGAAAGAATTGCTGCAATTTGTGCCGCTCCCTGTATACCTGTAAGTATTTGCAATGGAATTGAAAAAGGTGTTGGTGTGTCAGCTGCAATTTTCATTATGGCTTGTGAAGTGCTAATAGCAGTTTCTACAGCGCTGGTTGCTTTATTCACCCCAAAAGCCACTTTAGCAATTTTCTTTTGTCTCTTTGCATTCCCTTCAGAAAGGTTTCCCAAAAATTCAAAAAATGAACTGCTAATATTTCCCATTGTGTCATTAACAGCCCTGTAGTTTTCAAGTGTTGAAATATTATCATTTAAGCGCTGTATTCTTGCTGCTTCGCTGCTTTCTGTTGTTTGTTTGTCACCTTCAACAGCTACAGCTGTATATTCATTTCTTTTTGCTATTAAAGCATCTATTCTTGCTAATTCTGTTTCTGTTCGTATTCCGTCTTCATCTGCTTTCTTTGTCTCTAAATCTAAAAGCCCGTTGTAGTAGTCATAAAAAGCTTGTTGCTTTCTTGCAAGTATTGCTTTAATGCTGTTTTCATCATTGTTTTCATTTTTCAATAATTCATCAAAATAATTTTGTGCAGCATCTAAGTTTTCTTTCAGTCTTTCTTCTTCAGTAGCTTCTGTATGTGCAAGGTGTTTATTATTTTCTTCTTCAATTTTCTTGTGAAAATTTTCGTTTATTAGTTTATAAGCGTTGTTATATTCTTCAAATGAAATAATGTTTTTTGAATAATATAAATCGGCTGCATCCCACATTTTATTGAAGTCAGTATTAATTTTATCAATGGGGCTGCTATTGTCATAGAGTAATTTATCGTACCAGTTTCGGCCTTCATTTGTAAGTCTTTCAAGTTCCAAACGTAATTTTTCAGCGGCTCTTTCTGCATCTGCAATAGCTTTTTCAGCTTTTCTTGTTTCTTCAGCAGCTTTTTTTGTTTCATCAGTATTTGCCGCAGTTGTTGGGGTTAAACTTTTCAATTGAATTTCTAATGCTGTATACTGTGCATTTAGGTCTTCAACAGAAGTTGCAACCCTTGCATTTTCTTTTCTTTCTTCAGTAGAACCCCACGCCCTTAAACCTAATAAGTCATTGACACCCAAAGCAACTTTGTCAAGTGTGCTTACTTGTGCATCTTCATTTAGCTTTTTTACGTCTGCAAGCTGGTTTTTAATTTCTGCCATTCGCTTTACAATAGCATCTGTTTGCGCCTGTGTAATAAGCTTATCAATATACGCTTGTGTTGCTACTGTAAGGTCATCAGTAAGGGTTAAAGTTGTACCCATTATCCCATTCATTGAATCTAATGCAGCCTGTCTTTCATTTTCTGCTTTTGTGTGGTCATTTACAACAGCTAACAAAGCATTTAATCTTATTTCGCTTTCAGCTGCTGAAGCTTTACCTTCATTCATTGCATCATTGACAGCTTCACGGGCTAATCTATTTCTTCTTTCTGCATCTGTTTCTTCATTTACCGCTTTAATAAGCAAATAAGTTGCACCTGCAACAGCAGCAATAGTAGCAGCTAAAAGAAAAATGGGGTTTGTTAGTATTGCAGCTCCCAGTTTGCCCAAAGCTGAACCTATACTTTGAAGTCCTTTTGTAAAGTCGCTTAGTTTTATGTTACTTATTGAAGTAGCCATTAAAGAAATATCTTTTGCAAGCCCGTCAAAGTCTAAATTTTGCATCTTTTCATCCATGCGACCCAAAGAAGAATTCACGCCTTCTAAAGTCCCTTGGCCTTTCATAGAATTCATTGCTTCGCCTGCATCGTCTATATTGTCTGCTAATTCACCTGCTTTTTCAGCAGCTTTTGCAAATTCTTCACTGTTGGGGTCTAAATTCAGCATAGCGCTTTTCAATTCCTTAATTTGTTTTTTCATTTCGGAAATTGAAGTATTTGCACCTTCACCATTTATAACTAAGTCTAATATTAATTGGTCTGCCATTATATTTTATTTATAAATATTAAATTTCAAGTATTGTTTTTACTGATTAATTTCTAATAGTACATAACCATTTAAAGTATCAAAAATGGGATTGGTAGCAAAAGAGCTGCAAATCATTTTAATTTCTATATAGTCCCCAGATGCAACTGCAATTGATAAGCCTGTATTTTCCCAATTACGGGCGTTTGCTGCTACACCTTCAGTCTGTATAAGTGTGTCAGAAGAATTATTAAGCCTTATATACATGCTAATATTTTCACCGCTGCCAGCAGTTGCAGGGCAATAACCCCATACTGTAGCAGCCTTTATTATACCAGCGTTAAAAATATAAATACGTCTACTTCTTGCCGTCGTTGAAGGCATACCACCGCCCCCAATGTAATAGACAGCTAAGTCTGAAGGGGTAAAAGTTGTTGCAATTGAAGCTACAACGGGTAATGTAATATAACTGTTGTGAGTATGTCCAGTTGCTGTAATTTGGTTTAAGCTGTGACTATGACCAGTTGAAGAAAAAACAGTATTTAAGTTTGAAGCACCTGAATAAATATTTGTTGCATACGCTGTAACAGCTGACAAAGACCCATTTACAGTTAAAAGGTGTGTTGGTGTAGAAGTCTTTATACCAATAAGGTTTGTACTATTATTGCAATGAATAAGCGTGTCTAAACTACTACCAAAGCCTAATTCAAAGTCAGCATTGCCAGTAGCTCTTAACTGTGTAACTGGGGTTGTATTGTCAAGTAAATATGTTAGTGCTGCTTTACTGTCACCATCAGTTTTTACTGACAATGAAACATTAGTTAAAATTGGTGTTTCTTCAAATATAAAATTGTCACTTCCTGCAAAATTGCCCCCGTTGTTGTACTGTACATTCGTACTATTCCCAGCTGCTGCAATTTCACTTATACTGTGTGTATGTGCAGTTGCTGTTATATTTGCTAAAGTATGGGTGTGGGTTGTAGAAGCAAAAATTAAATTTAAATTTGTAGCACCTGAAAAAATTGAAGTTGCTGAAACAGCCCCCAAAGCTGAAGACCCGCTTACATTCAAACTATTTAAAGTTGCTGCACTTATATTTATGCTGGGGGCTGTAGAAGTACCGCCTGTGAATGTGTTTAAACCATTTTGCAAACTTGTTGAAGTTGTTGCACTGCTTATAATTTCTGCAATTGTTGAATTGTTTATTGTCACATTACCGCTTAAAGCAATTGTTTCAGCATTTACAACAAATGAATTTGAAGTAGCACTGTAGCTTTCATCTGAAACACCAAAAAGCATTACATTTTGTAAATCACTTGTAATTGTCTGGTTGCTTGTATTGAATAAGTAAACATCTTTTGTTCCCCCCTCAATAGTATTTTTGTTCCCTATTACATAAACATTTTCACTTGCATCAATTCTGTTTGCATTGCCCTTTACATCAATAATTGAAGCACCTGCACTTATTGTATTGTTCAATAAATTAGCCTGTATTTGTGGCTTTACAAGTGAACTAATATTTTGAAAAGTGTGACCAGAAATTTTTATTGGTTTTTTTCTTCCTTTTGGCTTTGTGTAAATGTCATCAAATTGCACCAATTCAACTTTTACAGGTGCTTTGCTGAATGGGTTGTAGTCACTTATACTGTTTAGAACGTAAGAATTATTGTCAATTATTATTTTGTCTGAAAATTTCAGTGTTGCAATATCATTTTCATTCAATACAAAATATGCAGTTATCATTTTTTGTTCTGCTATTTGTCTGAATGTATTTGCAAAATATAGGTTGTACAGGTTGTTTTCTGTATAGTAATTCAGGTCAATAAAATAGGCTTTATTTTCCCCATAATTCAAGTCAAACGCTGGTTGTGTGGGGTTGTCCCAGTGTCCACAGTAAGAATAACCAGTTAAATTATGTGTTGTGTTACCAAATTTAAAACTCCAGCTGCCTTGCTGTTGCCCCCCATCGTAAAGTAAATAAAGGTTTTTGGGTTCTTTTGACTGAATGCCACTTACAACTAAGTTTCCATTGTAAACCAATGGTGCAGAATAAAACAAACTGTTTTCTTTCTTTTCTTCACCAATTACAGTTTCAGTTTCATAAACTATTTTCTGTTGCCCGTATGTTTCATTATAAAAGTCTTTGTACGCTTTGTCCCAGTCAGACCCCCCGTCTTTATAAGTTAATGTAACTTCTTTCTTTTGAAGGTCTGGTAAATATTTTACTGTAATTTCTTTGCTTCTATCTATTTTATTTGACCAGTCTTTATAAATTTGGGTGTTATAAAATTCATCTCTATGCTTTATTAAAAGCCTGTTGTAGTCAGTGTTATCTACATCAATATATAAATTGAAAGTCTTTAAAATTGTGGCTAAAAAGTCTTTCTGTTTTACATTTTTAGGAATGTAGTTATTTATGTCTACTACATCGTAATTTTGTCTGGTTGTTGTACCAATGGGGTTATTATACCAGCTTGCATTATTTATTGTAAATGTGCCAGCGGGGTAAATGCTGTCTGTAATATTGAATGAAATTACATTTTGATAACCTGTTTGACCAGAATTTGAATAAAACCCAAAGTTTGACCAGTTGCCGAAAGCATCAAAAATATATTCTAATTGCAATGTGTCCCCATTATATAAATTCAAATTGTCAAGTGTGCCGCTAACAGTCCAACTTGCTGTATATTGTGTACCAGCTGTCATGTCTGGGGTTGTAAGGTCTGGACTGTCTTTTACTGGTAAAAGAAGTGTATTTGAATAGACGTTTTTTTGAGCAACAACAGCCCCATTTTTCTTTACTAATATTTTAATGGGAATTTGTCTTACTCTTGTATGTCCTGTTATATTGCTGGGTGTATGTCCAAAGTAGTCACCATACCAACAGTCAGTATTTGCGCTGTAGTTAATTTGTCCTGAAGCTTCAAATACAATGTTTTGCACACCCCCCATTGAAGCAGTATAAACAACCCCAACTGGTTCACTGTAACTGTTTTTGAAATATGGTGTGTAGTAATTATCAAACTGAAATGCACCGCTTTTAATTTGGTTTAACCATGTAAAATTGTGTGCTGTTGTGGCTGTTTGTTGACCATAAAACTTTTCATTTTCCCACAATGTTTTGTCTTTTACATTCAGTGTGCCGCTGTAAGGAATAACAAGCTTTGTAAATGGTTCTTCATTTAAAAATGTACTTTCAGCTGGGTTATAGTTGTACCCAGCATCACTTATAATACGGTCTGCATACTGTTTAGCGTAAATTGCATGCCAAAAGTCAGCAGGTTCATAGGTTGCACCCCCATTAAAAAAATTGAAGTATTTGTAAACATCTAAATAAGTGTGTGCAGACGTTGCAAGTATGTCTGTATCTGTTATTTGGTGTGTGTTTATATGAAAGTCAATTTCATCTAAATATTTTCCGTCAATTATCGTAAAAAAGTCAACTGTTTTTGAATACAGTGTTATGTTATATACTGCATCGTAATTTTCATTGAAGAAATTGCTGTTGGGGTTTTTGACTATGTTTTGAAGTATAATATAGCCTTCAAAAACAGGAACTTCATTTTGAAATAATATACATTCATATTTTTTATTCAAGTCAAATTCATTATCACTTGTGCAAATGTTATACAGTTGCCCGAAAAGTAAGTCATTTGCTGGGGTTGAAGGGACTGAAATAGTTTTTGAAAAAGACCCAGAACGCTTTGTAATGTCGGCAATGTCTGCAACACTAAAATTTAGACTTATTGGGAATTCTTCAGCAAGTTCTACAAACCCCTTTTCTTTTATGTATAGTTTTACGTTGTTATTCATTCTTAAATATTTAGCGGTCTATTATTACTTAATTCAAAAGTTATTGTGTAGTCAATAAGGGAGTTTCTAAGGCTGGTTTTTCTTGCAAAACTGCTGTCTGTAATTGTTACAGGTAAATAAACACCTGCATTTTCTTTATTCCAGTAAACATTTTTTGAAAGCAACAGCTGTTCAATAATTGAAACTAAGGTTTCATCAATGTAACCAGTGTGAACACTTATAGTTTCTTTATTGTTTATTGAATAAATTTTGTTTGTTTGGCTTTGTGGGTTATACATGTAGTTTCCATTGTTTAAGCCATATTCAATACTTTTTTTATAAGTTTTTCTTTCAATATTTACATTTTCACTTGTTATAAAATTGAAGTTGAAAGGGATATAAGACCCCAAAAGGTCTTCAAAAAGAAGTTCTACAGCCCCGTCTGGGGTGCAAGCTTCGTTTATGTAGAAGTAATGCTTATTTAGTGTAGTTCCTGAATTGCTTGTAATTCTTACTGAATATGAAGGTGTACCAGCTGAAATAAAGTCATAACCTAAGTTTTCATTTATGCTTTCTGGAGCAAATGGGAAACGGTAAATAAAGTTAGTTACTGAAGAAGGTGCAGTTTTGTTTAATTCAACTTCGCTGCCAGCGTTCCCCACATATATTTTATTAATGTCACTGCTATTTTTGCAAGCTACATTCAAAAAACCGTTGTTTGTCAACCTAACAGTATAAGCTGTTGACCCCGTAAAGTCATTTAATACGCTTAAAATTTGGGGGTTTTCAGTATAGGCAGTCCAGACTATTGTGTCAAAGTCCTCAAAAGCTGCATCAAAAGCCATTATTGAGGAATAATTTGTAAGACCAGATGAAACGGTTTTTCTGTAGTCATTATATCTTGTTTGCCCGCTTTCAACAGGTGTTGACCCCAAAAATTGATAGTTTACAATAACAGCGTAATTATTGGGTATGTTTACAACCTGCATTACACCGTTATAATTGTCATAGGTTGCCCCGCTTTGTTGCGTAATGTATATGTAGTCACCAACTGAATAAGAATGCTGTGTGTTGCTTGTAAAGCCTACATTGTTTTCAAAGCCAGCAATTGAACTATAAAAGTTATCGTAAAAACTCCAATTGTATTGAATTTCTTCACCTAACTTAATGTCAGTTCTATGCTGTTGTGCAGTGTTTTCACAAGCAACAGAAAAATTTATAGTCATTGGGTCACCGCTCAAACGGTCTGCAAAGTACTGTTGAAGGTCAATAACACCATAATTACTATTTAACGGGTTTGGCTGCACTCTTAAACGCCTTTGAAGTGTCGTTGTACCAGCGTTATACAAGTCAACTATATAACAAAAGCCTGTTTCAGTCTTGTTTGTGCTGTCTAAAACCAAATAAAACGGGTTAAAAGCTGGAGTTCTGTATCTAATATTATTTTTTAAAGTTATTGCCATGTTATAAATTTTTGAATTCCTTTTTATTCTTTAATTGTTCTATTACTTGCTGTCCAAAGTCCTGTAAAATTGCATCGTAAAACACTTTTAAGCATTCTTGAAAGGTGCTGCTTTGCTTTATCATTTGCAGCATGTAAGGCTTTCCTTGTTCGTTTCTTCTTTTTTCAACCAATGAAAAGTAAGAAGGGACTTTTAAACTAAAAATGAAGCGGGTTTTTCCGTCATAGGTTGAAGAAAGAAATTTTACTTCAGATGTTCTATGCATAAAGCCCGTTTTTATATGGTTTTCGCTTGTTATAATGCCTTTTAATTCAGCCGTTAACCTTTCTGTCATATATACTGCTGCATCGCTTATTTTCATTTATATTAGCTTTTTTAAAAGTTGTTCTTTTATTGCTGCCTGTATAAAGCCCCCCAGCTGGTCAATAATGCTTTTAGCTTTTTGGCTTGTATCTACACTTTTGTTTATTTCTTCTTTGAATTTTGCTTTAGCTGCCTTATATACAGCACTGTCTACCAGCTGCTTTATTAATTCAAAATTTCCATTCACATATTGAAAATAATAGGGTGCATCAATGACAAATACAAACCCAGACTTATTTGCAAGGGGGTTATAAGCACATTCAACAACAATACTATTGTACATTAAACCAGTCTTAATGTGTCCCCCAGCTTTAATTATAGTCTTAATTTCAGCTGTTAATTCTAAAGAAATTTCATTCAGTATATTTTTGATATTTTCCATTTGTATTAAAAATTAAAATATGTCAGTTGACCAGTCCAAAGGAATTCCACAGTACCCCCCCCAATTCAGCACCTTAATTTGCAAAACTGTTGACCAGCCCGCAGCATTAAGGGTTGTAAGTTCTTCTTCAGCAATAGCTTCTACTGTATTGTTGGTTATTTCACAGAATTTTTCTTTGAAGTAGGGGTGTGTACTAATAAGGCTTACAATGTCTTGTACAATTTGAAAGGTATCTGAATAAACGTCTGTTTTATTCAATTCTTCTTTTTGCAATAGGTCTAAAACCCTAATACTAATGCTAAATTCTGCACAGTTGTATCTTTTATCATTTGAATTTTTAATAAGTCTTGCTGTGCTGGGTTTGACCTGTAACACAGGAAATTTTATATTAGCGTTTTCGCTGCCTAATTCCCAGTTTCGACCAATAAAACAGCTGTTTAACTGCTTGTGCTGTTGTGCAATAAGTTCAAATACTTTTATTAGTTGGTTGTATGTAGTTATTTGTTCCATTTATTTAATTTTTTTTCTTCTTCTTTTCTTATTTTTTCTGCTTCTTCATCTCTTAATTTCCAGTATGTTAATAAATTCAGTGCTAAAATGAAATTTTGTTTATAAACTGCATCAAAACTATTTATGTTTCCCAAAGCCAGTTTTTCTACAATTCCAAACCACGCAAAAGGCGCTAATTTGCTACTATTTCCGCTGTTTCCGTTTCCCTTAAATAAGTCTGCAAAAACTTCTTCATATAGATGTTTTCGCCACTCAAAAAAAAAGCAGACATAGCTGTAGCTGTTTCTACATCTACATTTTCTTCAATCTGTTGAATAAAAGAAAAATAATTATCTGCATCAAATTCATTTTTTTCCCTTCTAAGAAGAAGTGCTAATGAAGGTGCAATGAGGTCTACAAGCCTGTTTGAATTTTGTGTAGCAATTTCAAAACTGACCATTTCACCAACGGTTAGTTTTTCTAAATCCGCTTTAATACTGTATACTACATCATTTATTTCAACTGAATTTTTTTTTGAAGAAGCGTCTATTTCATCATTTAAAAACACCAATAATTCAATTATTTTATTGAATTCTGTTTGTGTTGTGAAGTATAATTCTTTTATTGGAATGTCCAGAATTTTTGCAGCTATTGCAGCTGTTTTTGCAATGTTTCCGCTGGTTTCATCAGTCAGTATAACAGCGCTGTCAACAATTCTTTTGTATGTCTGCAATGTAATTTCACTCCATTTTTCAGGAAAACTGTACTGCTTATTATTTATAATTACTTCTTTCATTTTTACTTAGAAATATTTTATTTTCAATTTTGTTTTTGTTCTTACATTACGCTGTAACTGCCTATGGTTCTATTTTTTTGATAGCAGTTATAAGCAATTGCTGTACTCATCACTATGTCATCGTGTCCTGAATCTGCAAAGAATTGGGGGTTTCCGTTTTTTGTGTAGCTTACAACAAAGCTTTTAAATTCATCCTTTAATAGTTTATCATTCAACAACAGACATTCACCATTATTTAAAGCGTAAACCAAATTGTTTATTATTTCTTCTTTTTTACGGTTATCAGTATTAAAGCCTTCTAAATTGTTCAACTTGTGAATTGCTTTCAAGTCGCTTAGAATGGGGTTTCCAATACCGTTTTGCTCCAAATATATTTTCTTTGGTTTCCATTTCAAGTTTAGTTCAATTATTTTGTTTTTAATCTGGTATGCTTCTACTTTGGTTAATCGTACATAGTCGCACTGGTTGCCAAAATTGTCAAAAACACAAATAATTGTGCTGTCGTTTCTCATTCCAATATCACAGCCAAAGAAGTATTTGAACCCTGTCATAGGTTGCTGTCTGTCAAGTATTGCAGCATAGTCTACATTTTGAAAAACACCGCTTTTGTCTATGAATTCAGCTAAAAATTCTTGTCTAAAATATGCTTCACTGTTATTTTTTCTTGCTTCTTCAATAATTTCTAAGTTTGCTTTAGGGTTATCTGAAGAAGTAAATTTGAAGCTATAATAGTTCTTGTATTCTTCATTGTTTCCCTTACTATAAAGCTGGTAAAAATAGTTCTTACCTTTTGGGGTTGAAGTAATTAACAAGCGCTTACCAGCAACAGCAAGTGTAGGGTATAAGATGTTTTCAAATACTTCTTGTAAAATAAATGCTGCTTCATCAATAACCAAATATTGCAGCGTTTGCCCCCTTATTGAATCATTCGACTTTGAACTAAAAAAACGTATTTCACTGCCATTAATAAATTTAATTTTCCTATTTGAAATACCCCTTACAGAATTCAAAATTAAACCGCTATTCTGTAACAGCTTAATCATTTCATTTTGAATTTTGATACTTTGGCCGTCACTGGGGGAAACAAACCCAATTACAGTGTTTCGCTTTTTAAAAGCCCATAAAAAAACCTGATTAATAGCTAATTGTGTCTTTCCGCTTTGACGGCCTGCACAAACGGTTATAACCCTAAATTCTTCACCTTCAGTACATATTTTATGAACTTGTTTTTGAAATTTATGGGGGTTGTATAATTCTAACGTTATTTCACTATCATTTTTTGAACTCATATTTATTATTCATTTTCTATTTCATCAGTTTTATTTGCATTTGTATCAGTAGTAGCATTGTCTTCTTCATCAGTATAATTCAGCTTTACAACTACTTTAGTATTAATATTTGCTGTTTCATCAATTGTTTCTTTCCAGTTGAAATTGTTCTTTAAACTGAAAGAAATATTCTTGCTGTACATAAAACCCTTTGGGCCAAACAATAAGCTTTCTAAGTATTCTTCAATGAATTGTTTAGCATATTCAACAACTTCATTAATTTTGCTATTTTTATTTCTCATTTTGATTAAACCAGAACGGCTATAACCCAGACTGTTAGCCAGTCCTGTAACTGTTGGGACACCCCCAGTTTTCTTTATTTCTTCAAAATATTTTTGAATTCTATAAGTAAATTGTTTAAGGGTTTTAGCCTTTTTTGCTTTTGTGTATTTAAAGTCTCTCATGTCTATTATAATTTAAAACCACGTTTCTTTTTTGAATATTCTATTACTTCTTTTTTTGCTTTTTCCACAATTGTTTCTGCGGCTGGGACATCAACAGGGGGTGCTGCATCAATTTCAATATCTATAATAATTTCTTCATCAGTTTTTGAAGCTTCAGCTTCTTCTACAGCTTTGAAAATGTCTTCTTCAATTAGAATTGTACCAGCTTCAACAGCTGCCAGAATGCCACTAAACCAGCCTACTAAGTCCCATTTTGCTTTCCAAAGCCCCCCCCCGCAACTCATGCAATTAACCGTTTTCCCTAAGTACTTTGAAGACATATTTGCAACTCTCCCAGCATCACTTGTGTTAAAATGTTCCTTTTTTCTTAGCCATTCAAAATTTTCCTGTATTTCCGTAATTTCTTCTTGTTTGTAAACTTTCATAATAGTTTTCTTATAAATATTTATTTCTATTTTTTGTTTTAAAACTTGCTATCTAATATTCTTTTGTAAGTATAAACCATTGCTGAAGCAAATATTGCTGTAAATGGCTGCAAAAAGAAAATAAGAGTAAACCAAAATGCAAAGCACTTGCAACAGCTAAAGACTTTTAAAATGATATTGGAATAAACCCAGTTTAAACGCTTATTTTTAAACTTATTTTCTAAGCCATAAATGAAAACTTGAAATGGTTCAAACTCGCTTATAAACCAGCCTGCAAGCGCCCCACACAAGGCAAATAAAAAATTAATTGTTATCATTTGTAATTGAATTTTTGATGTTTTCTTTTATTACTTTCAAATAGTTATAAACCGTACTGGTACTTAATTTTGAACACTTTGCAATTTGTCGAATAGATAAATTATTTTCAAAGTATAATTCAAAAATGGTTCTTAAAATATATTGTTTTCTTTTGTCTTTTTCGCTCCCTGTGCAGGCTGCAACAGCCTTATTATAAAAGTCTTCTTCAATTTGCCTTTCTTCAATAGTTTTTTCTTCAAATGCAGCATCTTTAAATTTATGCAGCTGGTCTTTCGTTTCAATATTTCTATAATATTTTTTTTGAAAGCCGCTGCTGGGGCTTGTTGCTGAAGTTTTGATAATGTAAATTATATAGTACTTCAACACACCCATTTTATAAAGTTGTTTTACTTTTTGGGGTGACATTGTATAAATTTGCAAAATGACTTCATGTATAATGTCTTCAAAGTCGCATTTGGAATAGTGTTTAGCAATATCCCATAGGTCATTTTCATTATAAACTTGTGCTGCTATCTGTTGAATTGTTTGGGCTGTTAGTATCATTTATATTTATATTTTTTAATGTTCTAAAAAGTGCTTCATCGAGCATTAGCGCTATGTTTTCGCTTAATCGGTTAATGTAAATTAAGCCCCTAATTATTGTATCTATTCCAAAAAATGTTTCTTTTGTAAAGTCCTTAATTAGCTTGTTAATCAGTGTAGTTAACTTATTCCGTTGTATAAGTAAATGTGTAGTAATATTGGTTAATTCTTCATCATTCAAAATGCACAGTGTATTGTGGTCATTTTGGTAGTCTTCAAGCCAGCCCCAGCCCTTTTGAAGCTTAGTTGCAGCTTTGAATTCAATGCTGTTTTTATTCCAGTTATAATTTTTCATTTTCAATTAATTATTTAACCCAGCAAGCCCCCAACTACAACAGTAATGCAGCTGGGGCGCTGGGTGTTATGAGTGAATATTTTTGTTTATTCTTTTAATATTTGCTACAGAATTTGAAAGCTGCACAAGGTTATAGCCTGTAATGCAGGCGAAAATGTACAGCCAAATATACAAGGTTGTGCCTGTCAATATAACTGTTGCAGCCAGTGCTGATAATGCCAGAATAAGTTTAATTGTTTTCATTGTTTTCTTTAATGTATTTTTCAATTTCGGCATCTAATATTTTTTCTTTGAAAATTTTTCTGACAGCTTCAGCTTTTTCATTGTGTTGTTTTATTAAATAAAACAACCATTGGGGTCTATAATTTTTCTGTAAATCAGAATATTTTTTAATTTCATTCTCATATTCTTTTTGTGAACAAAAACTTTCACAAATAATATTAATACTTTGCTTTCCAAAAATTATATTTTTATACCAGTTAAAATGATTAACTGTTTCTATTATTAAATCTGCACCCAGACTAATTTTTTTGTATTCAGGTGTAGAATTAATTATTTCTTCAATTTCATCTAAAATGCCTTCAGCAATTTCTTTGCTTTTTAAAATTTGTTGTTTTTCTTCTTCAGAAATTTCAACTTCTTTTTCTTGTTTTCTTTTAAACCACATAGTTTTCATTTTTAATTGTTTCTTATAAATAGTATCAAAAAAAGTAAATTCAACTTTTTTGAAAATATTTTTTTGTTTAAGTGTAAATCACTATTAATTGTGTGCCAACCATAGTTCCAGAACTTTTAAAGCGCCCGTGTTCTAAGGGAAATATGTCAGTACAATTTTCTTTTTCAATAAAATTTCTGAATGCAGTTTCTTTTTTTCCAGTTGCAAAAGTCCAATGCTTGCTGCAAATTGAAGCCAGAACACCCCCAACTTTTAAATGACTATACATCTTCATGATGTGGTCTATATCTTGGTTTTTGCTGAATGGGGGGTTAGCTATAATAAGGTCATATTTCTTTTCAATTGGTGTAGTCAAAAAGTCTTCACCAATTAAATTTACTTCAGGTATTTTCTTTAAGAATTCCCTGTTTATATCCATTAATTCAAAAGCATCTACTTTTGTATTGGGGTATTGTCTTAATAACGCCTTAATAAGCGCTCCCTGACCTGCTGAAGGCTCTAATACACTGTCGCCTTCATCTACTCTAATTAAATCTATCATGAAGTCTGCAACGTCGTCTGGGGTTGCAAAAAATTGAAATTCCTTTTTCAAATTTCTTTTTTCGCCGTTTTGAATTTGAGTTAAAAGGGCGGTGGGGTCTTCATTGAAGACAAAGCCCTGTTTACTTCTATTCCATTTTCCCCCAATTAATTCTAAAGCCTTAGCTACATCTGTATAAATTTTTCGTTCTAATTGTGTGTCTGGTAATTTAATAATTAAACCTTCTACAATACATTGTTTTAATACGTCTTCTTTATTCATATTTTTTAAATTTGGTTTGTGCTTTTGGTAAAATATTTTTCTGATAAAATTCTAAATCTGTGTCCCAGACAAAGTTATAGGTGAATGAATATTTTTTTGCTTTCTGGTTTATTTTTGAAATTGGCAGTAAATAAAATTTTGAAAGGTTATTGTAACCCCCTTCAACCACTTTGCAGCCCGTTACAAGTTGTTTTAAATCATTTGTATTTAAAATATACACATCACAAGTGCTAATATCAACAGTTGTAAAGTCGTTGTTATACTTCACATTATCACATGTGAAGAAGTAAAAATGTGAATTGCTTACACTTATTCCGCTGGGTTTTTCGTTGCTTTCAAATTCAACAGCAAGGTTGCCCGTTAAATGTGCTAAAGCGTCTCTTTTGCATTCAGCTGAAAAGTAGGTTTGTTTTTTTTCGTTGAAAACCAATAAATCAAACTTCATTGGTTCATAACATGCAATGTCACTTTTGCTAACAGCGCTATAACCCCAGCCCCAAAGCACATTACTTATAAAATTTTCGTTGTTGGCTGCAAACTGTAGATGTTCGTTGAATTCTGTATTGTTCATCACTCATTTTCTTATAAATAGTTTGAAAAAATAAAAACGACAGTTTATTAGGAAAAAAATAATGTTAAATATATTTAACAAAATAAATCGTCCTAAATTTTTGAATTTTAGGACGTTTTGCGAAAAACGCAAAAAATAATTTCAAAAACTCTTGAAACAAAAAAATTATTTTACTATTTATTTATGTGTGGGGAATAGACGGGGGTAATTGCCCGTTGAAAAAGGTTCTTAGCTCCCTTTTCCCCACACTTTATTAGAGCTAAAATTTAATATAGAGCTATGAAAAAAGGAATTTATTATTACACAACTGAAGAACATTTGAAAAAAATTGAATGCCAGAACTATTTAGACAAACAGATAGCATTAGAACTTCTTTCAAATTTTACTTCTTTTACAACAGATGAAAACGGGTTTACAAGTGTTTCAGCCAGAAAATTACAAGGTATTACACATGAATACAAACGTTACATTTCATTCTTTGTAAACAGTCACATAATATATGTAGATAACAATTACATTGAAGGTGAAAAAACAAGGGGTTATAAATTAAGAGAAGAAAAACATTCCCCCGTTGTAAAAATTGAAATTGAAAACATTACTTTTTTAAAACAAAAAATTGCTTTCTTCAATTCTGAAAAAGAAAAATTCAGACTGAAAGAAACTAAAGACCAGTTTAAAAAAATGAAGTCTTACTTTACTGAATTTGTAAGGGGAATAGACATAGACAAAGCTTTTTCAATTGTACAACAATTTGAAGACATCAATGCAAGAATACAACAATATAAGTTAATCGACAAAATAAAAGAAAACAGACTTTATTTTAAAAGAAATAAAACCAATTTTAGATTGGACACTAATTTAACCAATTTAAAAAGCAACATTAAATTCTGTAATGAGGGGGAATTTACCCAAATAGATATTAGTAATTCACAGCCTTTCTTTATGTCTCTTATTATTAATTCTATATATTACTCTCATAATGTTAGTAGAAACACCCCCATAGACATTGATAAACAAGCAGTTAAGGTGTGGGAATTTTGCGAAAAAGAATTAAAAGAAGCAGATAAAAAGGAAATTGAAAAGTTTAATAGCTGGGTTATATCGGGGTTATTCTATGACAATTTTGTAACTGAAAAATTAACCAGAAAAGAAGCTAAAAAAATAATGATGTGTGTACTATTTTCAAAGCCTTCTTCATATTTAAAGGAAAAGAAAGTATTTGCTGCTGAATTCCCTGCTATTAATAAATGGGTAAATGCTTTTAAAACAAAAAATGGGTATAACCAATTTGCAATTATGCTTCAAAGAATGGAAAGCCACAAAGTATTAGATGTTATATGCAACGACTTGACAGCACAAGACATTTTTAATGTTACTGTACATGACAGTTGGATAATTAAAAATGAAGACTTAGACAGGGCTTTAGTCATTATTAAAAGCCATTTTACAACAGTCCCCAATTTTAAATTTGAAAGCTTTGCAACAACCCAGACTGCAACAGATGGGAATGAATACAACTTTGAATACAAAGAAGAAGAAACAAAAATTGAAATTACAAAAGAAATGGTGTTTACTTATTGTATTGGTAGGGGAATAATTGCAACTTCAAATTCATTAGAAAAAATAAAAGAAACAATAAAAAATGAATTCCCAGACTACGTTTTAAAAGACCCCAAATTATTTGAATACAAGGTTTCTAACGGGGCAATGGTGTAACAACAACACTTTCTTCAATCACAAGCCAAAAGCCCCGCAAAGGGGCTTATTTGCACTCCCTTAAACAAAACTTCATTGCAAATATTTATTAATAAAAATAGTGACTGAATTTGACGCTTATATAACACAGCACAAAGCTTTTATAAACAAGCTATGCAACAGCTATGTATATAAGTTCTTTACAACCCATTCAACACAAAAGGTTGAAGAAGTTGTACAGCTGACTTATATTAAGTTGTGGCAGAACTTCAGCAAAAAAGATAGTTACACACCTGAAGCGTTTATTGGAACTTGTATAAAAAGTGCTGTTACTGATATATACAGACGTTATAAGGTTCAAAGTAATAGACCAGAAATTGCATCAGACATTGTTGGTGAATTTGGGGCTGGGGTCTGTTACAATGCTGCATTTGAAAAAGAAGACACCCCAGCAACAGACTTTTACAAAACACTTACACCCCAGCAACAACAAATTATTGAATATAAAATGCAGGGTCTTAAATACGCTGCAATTGCTGAATTAATGGGGCTTTCTGAAGGTAATATAAAGACAATAATACATAGAATACAACAGAAATACAAAGAAATAAATGAGTAGAACAATAATTTTAGATGCTGCACATGGTGCAAACGTAGCTGGGAAAGCCAGCCCCGACGGAAAACACAAAGAGTATATTTGGAGTAGAGAAATTTTAGCAAAAGTAAAAGAAGGCTTGCTAAATAATGGGGTTTGTGTGGTTGAAACAGTTACAACCAATTTTGAAATTGGGCTGTTGCAGCGCAAAAGTATAATGAATGCAATAAAAGCCCCCGCTTTTGTCTTCAGTCTTCACAACAACGCTGCAAAATGTGGGGAATGGGCAAACGCCCGTAATGCAAGCATCTGGACTTGTAAAGGTCAAACGCTTTCAGACACTTTTGCAACCTATATTTATGAAGGTCTGGTAAAAGATGTGCCTGAAATGCAATGGCGCAAAGACTTCTACAGTGACAAAGACCCAGACTATGAAGAAAACTTTACAGTATTAATGTCCCTGCACCCATCATGTTTACTTGAATGGGGCTTTCAGGACAATAAGCAAGACCTTCAGTTAATAGAAGACCCACTTATTAAAGAAAAGCTGTGTAATAGCCTTATAAAGCTGCTTACAGACATTAGTAAAATGTAATAGACTATGAAAAATATACTGAAAATATGGGTGTTAGTTATTGCTGTAGCTATTATTGGGGGCTGTAGGACACCCCAGAAACGTTTAAACAGGCTTATAACAATGCACCCAGAACTAATTAAAGCAAAAGACACTGTAACTGTGACTGATACAATAGTAGGTTATACACATGACACTGTTATAGCAACCCAATTTTTGAAAGATACAGTGACCATAACAAAAGAAAATACAGTTGTAAAGCTGTTTTCAGTTGGTTCTGACAGTTTGGGGGTGCAATTGAAACAGGACACCATATATAAAGAAGTAAAAGTTGAAGTACCAGTTGTAAAGGTTGAATATAAACCCAGTTATAAAATATATGTGTTGTTGGGGGGGGTTATACTGCTGTTTGCTGTACTGTTGTATTGTTTGAAAAAGTAATATATTTGGGGAAAAAACATGAAGGATAAAATTAATAAATTCTTTGACGGCCTTGTTATATCAGGTGACAGTGTTGTACTATTCTATATTGCTTGTTTTGGTTTGTTTATTTTTGCGGAAACTATGTTGCATGAAGAAGACAATGCTATATATTTAGTAGCAATGCCTATCTATATTCTGTTATTTAGCATATTCTTTTTTAAGGTCGCTAACCGCTCATCAAATAAAATTCAAGAATTTGATACAAAGATTAAAGAGTTAAAAGCAAAGGTTAAAGAGTTAGAAGAAGAACAAGCAAAGATTGAAAAATTAAAAATAAAGAATTATATATTAGAAGCAGAAAAAAGAGTATTAAATGCAAAGCTTAAAGACTTAGAAGAAAAACAAGCAAAGCCCTGAAAAAATGAAAAATAGTTAAACTCTTCTTCAATGTACTGTTTGTTATAGCCTTCAACCGCCCCCAGTACTGGAAAGAAGAACTATATAAGTTGAAGCAACAGAAACAAAAGTAACTTCAATTGTAACTTTTTATAAATTATTTCGTACAAAGAAATAGAAACGATGGGGGTTATAGCCATAGCATAGCACCCAAACCCAGAAACAGAAACGAAAGTAGAAGTATAACCTTTACATTAGCTTGTATTGGTGGGGGTTTGGTGTGGTTGAACAAAAATAAAGTTGGTTGAAAGTTTGGAAATGTCAGAAAAAATTATATATTTTGTATGTGGGAATATTTTTTTTGACTATTTATAGGAAACACTTAAAATAAATGAATATGAAAACAATGATTAAAAATGCAATGAAGCTTGTAAAAGAAACTGAAGCAGGCGCTTTTAAAAACAAAGCAGGTAACTTAAACTTTTATGACAACGGCAATACAATGCAGTGGGGGTTTGATAGTTGTGCAAAGCTTCAATTACAACCCCCACAGGACAAAAGAATAACAAAGGCTGTTATTTTAAGAATGCTGAATGAAAAATTAGAGAATGAAATAATGCATGGTGAATAATTACAAAGTCCCCAGCAACAGCAGCAACTGTTGAAGCTGCTGGGGACACATCAATTAATAAATAATAGTTTATATGGGAAATATAATAGTAACCAGTGAAGAAGAATTAAAGCGTATTGTAAAAGAATGCTTTGAAAGCTATATGCAACAGCACCCCCAGTTTCAGCAGCAGCCCCAAAAGCTGCCAGAAATAAAAGCTGTAGAATACAGTCCCCTAATGACAGTAAAAGAAGCAGCAGAATATTTAAAAGTACACACCCGAACAATTGAAAGGTTGCTACATGATGGGGAATTGCAAGCAGTTAAAGTAAATGGAACAAAAATAAGCCTGCAAGAATTAAACAACTACATGCAAAAGAAAACGTATTAATTGGAAATATTTTACTATGTTTGTATAAATTTTTAAAACCAAACAGATATGAAGTACATTAAAGTATTAAAAAATGATGCTGACCCAGAAGCATACAGACAGTATAATTCATTCATTGCTGAATTAGAAGACATTAGAAGTCATTTAAATACTGTTGCAGATAAACTTAAAAATTCTGCAATTGAAATTGAACTTTCTAAGCAGTATTTGAAATGGGTTGACCCTAACAATGAAAACTTAAACTTACTATTAGACAATGATACTGCTGTTATTTCAGCTAAAGCAGGGTCTGAAGTACATAAAAAAATAGTTGCTGTTTTATGTGAGTGGGAATTAATTCAAATATTGGAAGACACATACAATAAACTGATTTATAGAATTGGGTTTCATTGTTCCCCAGAATTCTTTGACGACTCAACACAAAAATATTTCAGCTTTATTATTTACATAACAGACCCATTTGAGGTAAATACTTTAAGGCAAATAGGAAACATATAAATAAGAAGGGGGGCTTAATTGTCCCCTTTTTTTATTGCCTATACTTAAAAGACTTTCCAAAAGGTTTCAAAAGTTATTGAAAGTAAAATAAAATAATTATGTTTGCAGCTGAAACCCCCACCAATAAAGGGGAAAACAATAATAAATGTAAAGAATGTTTTACTTTTATTCCTATTCTGTTACAAAAAAAGTGTACCCTATTTTGTACCCTATCAAAAGAAAAACCCCTATAACTCACTGTGTCTTAGGGGTTTGTGTAATGGGGTTGTGACTCCGAAGGGACTCGAACCCCCAACCAACAGAACCGGAATCTGCCATTCTATCCAA